TGATGTTGATATGGTTGAATTGTATTGAAATAGGAACCATTGCGCTCAGAGAAACGGTCATTGCCATTTAATACTAATTTAGCAGAAACAATTGGATTTACAGATGTAGTAGCGCTTCTCTCTTTCATAGAAGTGGAGAGATTTGCTGATTGATCATTGGTGAAATTATTCCAGTTAAGATTATCAGCGGGGGAAGTGCCGCCCGTTGCTGTAACAAACCAGAATAATTCTTTGCAAGGATGATTGAAGGATAATTTAGGTTTGGCTTGGGTGCCAGATAAGGATTCGGTGCCGGTGAATTGTAATTGTTCAATTAAATATTCATGAGATAATTGAGCAAAACGTCTACGTTCATCAGTGTCAAGGAAGATATAATCAACCCATAGAGATGACGCACCTAATGGGCTAGCGAGACCAGCGGTAGTACCTTGGCATTTTTCAGAGGTTTGGAATAAGATGTTTACTTTGACTTCGTGATATTGAAGAGCAATTAATGGAAGCGCTAAACCTACATTGCGGCAGAACCAGAATTCAAGAGGTATATATAATTGATCATTGGAAGAAGTAGCACTTAATACTCCACCCTTCCCACCAACCATTTTTTTGTAACCTTCACGTTTCGAATAAGGTAAAGATAATTCATTCCATATGTACATCCAGTGAGAGTATTGTTTGTCAATCTTTTGGCCACCGATTTCAAGCTCCACGTAATCAATGAGACGTAAGCCAAAATAAGGACACACAGCGACGGTTTCTTCCGACATATCAACTGTTAAATACATGCGATGTATTAAATCACCATTACGGGAGATTTGGCATGTAACGCGATTTCCGTAACCTGGATTTCCATTAAAGGTTTGTTGGATAGCTTCAATAGCGAAGTTAGTATGACGACGATATACAACTTTGAAAAAGGTAATTTGAGGATTACCAGTTAAATAAACATCCTGAGCACCATAAGCTACTAGTTGAAGAAGACCACCACCCATTTACGCTATATTCTTTATACTATTAGAGGAGAAAAAAAAAAGTGTAATATTACACAAAAGACATTACATTATTATTGTTATAATATATTGAAAAATAATACACATATTTTAATAATTTAGTTGGAATAAGCAAGACCACCCATACCAGATAATATGCGGAGAACGTTATAGTTTACAGCATATATATTGATACCACTGTAAGTAGTAGATTCACCTGTACCAGTGGTTCTGCTTATGTTAACTTGTTTTTTAGAAACGGTATTAACCATAAGGGTTGCGGTATCAATACGAGACATATTGAGGGTGCCACTTGGTTGATGATCTTCGGGTTTAAGAGCAAATGAATAAACATTGATACCTGGATTGGCAGATACATTGGTATGATGTTGATAAGGTTGTACTAAATTGAAATAAGAACCTTTGCGGACTGCGAAACGGTCATTGCCATTTAATTGTAAAATTGCATCTTCGAATGGATTTTTAGCAAGAGCGGGTGTTTCAACACTGTCAAGATCATCGATTGGGTCCATATCAGAATAATCATACCATCTTGCATTACGAGAAGTAGGGGCACTTAATTTAGCAACCCATACTAATTCTTTACATGGGTGATTAAAGTTGAGTTTGACACGGGTGCTTCCAGTTCCTAGTGTTTCAGTGCCGGTGAATTGTAATTGTTCAATTAAATATTCGTGAGATAATTGAGCAAAACGTCTGCGCTCATCAGTATCGAGGAAGATGTAATCAACCCATAATGATATATCTTTAAGATCGGGAACATTCGTCACGTCCGCTGGTCCTTGTGTGCCCGTGGCAGTTTGAATAGTACAATTGTGTTTAGTATCAAATTCAATCTTTACTTTAACTTCGTGATATTGAAGGGCAATTAATGGAAGCGCTAAACCTACATTGCGACAGAACCAGAATTCTAAGGGAACATATAAAGTAGTTGAAGCAATAGATGTTTCTGCCGCATTAGCTCCAACCATTTTATCATAAGCGTGGCGTTTTCCAACAGGTAAAGATAATTCGTTCCAAATATACATCCAATCCGAATAGTGTTTATCTATTTGTTGACCACCAATTTCAATAACAACAGATTTTAATAAGCGAAGACCTAAATAGTTAACATACTCTTCGGCAACACCAGTTATCGCCGGTACTTCTACTTGGAGGTACATGCGGTTGATTAAATCACCGTTACGGGATATTTGACAATTTACGGTGTTTCCATATCCTGGGTTTCCATTGAAGGTTTGTTGGATAGCTTCAATAGCGAAGTTAGTATGACGACGATATACAACTTTGAAAAAGGTAATTTGAGGATTACCGGTTAAATAAACATCCTGAGCACCATAAGCTACTAGTTGAAGAAGACCACCACCCATTTACGCTATATTCTTTATACTATAAGTGGAGAAAAAAATATAATTCACCACGCGAATATTTCTATTATAATACATATAAAACTAATTGTGATAATTTTATTATATATGATGTTCAAAGAAAAATCATCAAAAAAAAAGATAAATGTTGATACAAAAGAAACCTATACTCTTGATGCAATGCATAATAATATGATAAAAAAATTTGAACAAACGGATAAGGATTTACAATATCATAATACAATGTTAAACAAATATGAGCAAAGTTTAAATATAATATTTCACCAATTAAATAATGATAACAACGATAAGGATACTATAAATTTATTATGGACAAGTAATGTTGATTTGCGCGAAAAAATTATAGAAACAAAACATAAAATCAAAGAGCTTAATAATAATTATGACGAAATAGAATATTATAAAAATACTAGCTATATTTTATTCCAATATTATGATACTGTTGATAACCAATCTCATATTAATAATGCTCTTGTTTCTACAACGAATATAATTAAGTCTTCGATAGATATGCCAATAAAACAAGGAAGAAAAATATATAAAAATGAAACAAAAAATAAAAAGTCTAACTATGTGCAGAACACTATAAATGTATTAGACGCTTTAAATAATATATCTAATCAAGAACAAAATAATAATATTAAAGATAGTGATATTAGTGATATTAGTGATAGTGAAGATTTAGTTGATGATAAAAGTACTTTGGTTGATAAATATATGTCTATAATAAATAAAAAATATGTTAGAAATGTTGAAGATGATAACATAGAAATATGTAAGGATTGTAAAAGTAAAATGATTTGTTTACAACAAGACGCAATAATGATATGTAATATATGCGGATATCAAGAATTATTGTTAGTTGAGCAAAATAGACCTATACTTAAACAAAATACCAAAGATACTTCCCATTTTTGCTATAAGCGGATAAATCATTTTAGGGAATGGTGTAACCAAGTTCAGGGGAAAGAGAGCACTGATATTCCAGACGAAATATTTGAGAAGATTTTAGCGGAAATTAAAAAAGAAAAAATACTCGATCTTAAAGCAATTACATATTCTAAAATGCGCGATATTCTTAAAAGATTACGCATCAATAAGTATTATGAACATATTAATTATATTATAAATAGAATCAATGGTATCCCTACACCGCAATTTAGTCCGGAATTAGAAGAAAAATTATGTAATATGTTTAGAAATATCCAAGCTCCTTTTTTGAAACATTGTCCAAAGGATAGAAAGAATTTCTTATCTTATAGCTATGTTCTTTATAAGTTTTTTCAAATATTAGGTCTTGATGAATATCTGAAATATTTTCCTCTTTTAAAAAGCAGAGAAAAATTGTATGTTCAAGACCAAATATGGAAGAAGATTTGTATTGATTTAAATTATGAAATTATACCATCACTCTAAAAACCAACGGGAAAACCAATCAAGCTAAAACCTGCACCTAGACCGACGCCTTGTCTAGCACTATTTGATATAATAGGGGATAATAAATCTAATATTGAAAAAGTACATGCGGCTGTTAATGCTAAAAGCCATATTTCATTCCATTCAAGTTTATTTTTAGGTAATATTAGCGCTATAAATGCTACAACTAAGCCTTCAAATAAATATTTCATCAATCGCGAACCCGCTTCCGAATAATCAAATTTATATTCCATTTTTCTACTTATTATTCTTATATTTTTTTTTAAAAATATATAAGATTATAATTATATAAAATAGCATAAGAATATGGCGACAGTAACTGACAAAAACATTGATCTTGTAGACCCAAGAGTAGAAGACCATTTGGATGAAGACAAACCTATTAGAGGACAAAAATATGTATTACTTT